CAACCAAACGCTCCAATGTGTTCATTACCAGGATATTTTATACCATTTTTAAGTACCACTCTATTCTGTAACTGCTGAGGTGGAACCCAGCTAAGTTTAAATCTACCTTTTGGATCAGGATAATAAATAACTTGTGTATCTTTTACCCCATTAATCCACTGAAAATTACCCGTTGTAATACCTAGTGTTCTAGACATTTCTTCGTTGTAATCTATTTGTTCGTATATTTTTACTAAGTTAAATATACTGTTTTTTGTTTCATCTCTAAACGCATGCTCTGTTGTTCTTGGAAACTGTCTATAAAACTCATTTAAAGCATCTTGATCACCTTTTAAACCATCAGCTTCGTTTTGCCAACTATCTATTACACCTATATCTATTAATTCGCCGTCTGGGGCAAACACATCGCTGTCAGGAGTAGTGAATACTGGAACTCCGTACTCGTCAATAAATCCTTCGTAGTTCCATTCCATTGGGATAAACAAAGAGTATAAACCAGATGCTGTCTGACCATTTCTATTTCGCTTAGTGACATTTGATGCATTGTATAATTTTTTAAAATTTTCTCCACCTTTATCTAGTGCGTTTGAAGTTGAGCCCATCATACATTTACCAATTATTCTACTACCTAATCGTAAACATGTTTTTGTAACCCTCCAGTTATTTAATATATTATCAGGTCTTTCCCATTTACCGCTTTCATCATGCACTAATAAAGCTAGTTTTTCACCATCATAACTATTATCACCAGTGTTTTTCCAATCAATAGTAGTATCTAATCCTTCAATTTCTTCAAGAACATCTTTAGAAATCATTTTTTTTCTTGTAAACTTACTAGCTGGTACTCTATATGCAAGCTCTGATTTTGGCCTGTCCATACCATCTTGAATAGGTTTAAAGAAAAAAGGGTAGTTAATACTAATAGGTACTACTTTGTCTGTAAACATTTTTTTAGCATCAGCACCTGTTTTAGATAGTATACCATATCTACTATCACTTGATATTGTAGCTAAATTAACTGTTTCGGCAGAACTCATGAAAGAAAAACCACTACGTCTGTTTTTTAAGTAACACATACCGTAGCATCTTTTATCTGCCTTGCAGGCTTCCCAAAATATAAAGAATAATCTATTTGCTTCTCTAAAATCAGGTGCACCGACATCAATCTTACTCCACTGTAAGTACATGTAGTGCGTTCCTACTATATAAGTTGGTTTACCGTTATTCATAAACCAAAAACCTTCTTCTCTTCTTTTAAACTCTTCATCTATGTAATCATACCACTGATCTTTTTTTTCTTCAGGATAATTACGCCAATCAAATATATTTTTAATTCTACTAAGCTCTTTTGGATACTCAAATTTAACCCATTTGTTTTTTTCGTTAGTATATACGCTCTTCGGGGCTTTTGGTAATGCAATGGCTAAATCTTGTATTTCTATTATTTCGCCTATTTGTCCTGTTTTAGATATAACAATAATATCATGTTCTTTGTTATAACCGTACTTCCATTTTTTACCTTTATTAAGTCTACTAATCGTAGTTTTTTTTACAGGCTCTATTACTTTAACTAAACTTTGCTCGTACATTACTTAGATCTGCCTTCTGCGAATCCTTTAAAAGCTTTTTTCTTTGTCTCTTCAGGTGTTTTTCCCTCAAGCAAGTTCTCTTCTTCTTGAATTCTGTTAAGTATTTCAAATGCGTCAAATATAGCTAGTTTTTTAGTAGCCGCGGCATTTTTTAATCTATCAGCTGATACATCGTCTTCGGTATTTGTAATAATCTTTTCTTCTGCAACTTTAATTAATTCATCAACTGCTTTTCGCCCAGCTTGGATTATACTCTTTTTCGTCTCCTTGATATTCATATTTAATTGTAATAAAATTTGATAAAACTCGATATAGTCTTTCACCATCAACAATAAACTCATATTCGCTGTTTGGCGTAAAACCAACTAAATCGTTAACCTCAACGGTATCATCAGAATACTTGATAATACCTTGAAGAGGTTTTTCAGATTCAGTGTTAAATTGATCTATTGCTTTTAAAGGCTTTACAAAACAATAACCTTTTGGAGCTAACCACTTATTATTTCTTTTATATAAAAATATTTGATCGTGGTTTATAAAATAAGTAGATTCGTTAAAGTAACTTCTACTATTTTTTTCTTCACCATATTGGTTATGCCATCTACGAAACACATTATGATGTACTATAACTGTATCACCAGCTTTTATATCTGTATCACCAACAATTGGAGTTGATATAACTATAGCCTCTCTATTTACATATTGATGGTTGAAGATTTCGGTATTAAGTATTAATTCCGAATCTCCAACTTTCTTTTTATTGTTATATCTTTCTCCTTTTGGTGTTACAACAAAGTTGTAAACACTCTTCATTAGTACTCTAAGTTATACTCTACAGACACAGCCATGTTCTTATTAAAGTCTTTCCAAGGTAAAACATCTTTATTTTTTTTAATATAAATAGAATATTTGTCTTTTTCTTCTAATATATCACAAATAGTATGTCCACCGTAAACTTCTTGGCCAACAGCATAATGCATAGCGTCGTTCTTGTAGTCTTTACCTACACTAATCTTTCTTATCAGCTTCGCCATTTTCTGGGTAGTTTATAGTTCCATCTTGGATGTTAATATCAAAAGTACCATATTCTTTTTCGAACTCTTTTTGCATAGCTGATAACTTTTCTTTAAAAGTTGATATACCGTGAAGCATTTCGTGTTTTCTTAGTTCTATTGTACCTATTTCAAGTTGAGCTCTATTTATACTATTAACAACTTGTTGAACATTTTTCAATTGTTCATCTGTAATTTTTTCTGGTTTTAAATCAACCATTTCTTCTTTTTTTGTCATTTTATTTAATTTAAATTAATTATTTATTTTATGAATACCCAAAGTATCCACTTACATCTGTTGATGGTGATGCTGTAACTATAGCTCCATCATCAACTAAAGTTCCTGTTGTTCCAGAAACACTATCTTTAAGCCCATTAGTAGGTCTCCAATATCCTATTAGCTTGCTATTTTGAACTGTAGACATATCTATTGGTCTGTGTAAATTATATAATGTTTCTACCTCAGCTCCTGTTAAAACGCAATCTTCCCAAACAGCTACATCACCAATTAATCCCGACATAAGAGTGTTGTTTACAGTAGTTACACCTGACCCGGAATTGTAAGCTGGATTTCCACCAAACACTAAATCAATAGCTCCGTTTACAGCGTTATATCTTCTAGTTATAGTTTTTCCAGCATCAGCGTTAACAGTTTTTATAGTATCTGAATCACCAATCGCTGCACCAAAATTTTCACCATTTGGACCACTACCACCGCCGCTAGTATTACCTGCTTGATCGTGACTACCATCAACATACAATTTAGTAACAGTTGAAGTAGTTGGGTTTTCTAAATCAGAAGTTGCAACTACAAAATGCCAGTTATCTTCTTTAAATAAATACCTAGCGGCATTGTTATCGTTACGAGCGGTTCGAAAACCAGTTTGTGCAGTTCCAGCGTTTAAAGCAGCGTCATTTATGGCAAAGTGACAATTAAATCTTCTGTTTTGAAAACCAATCGACCAACCTCCATTTGACACACAGCTAATAAATCTTTGATCTCCAGATTGTTCATAAAAACTTCCACTAACATCATCAAGCCTCACCCAAAGAGCTATGCTAAGACTTGTTGTTAATGGTTTTAACGTTCCATCTGCCGGGCTTTGAGCATTAACAGTGTTTGTTAAAAAACCGTCATTTGTTCCATCAAAATCAAACGCGCTTGCCATAGCATAAGCGCTATCTAAATAAGATCCAGCCACTAAACTATGTCCTAAGCCCAACATTAGTTAAACCAATTAAAAGGGTTATACTTGCTCCACTTTATATTATCAATAAATACTTCAGCGGTACTTTGCCATGTTGATTGTTCTTCTTCG